TTGCCTATTAATTTAGATAATTCACAAAATTCCCGAGCTTTTGATCTGCTCGTTAAAGAGATCGAACTCCGCAAGAAAAAAGAACGCGTTTCTTTCCTGAAAACGCAACTTCTGCTCATGCGGTTTATTAAACCCAGAAAAAATAGCTTTTATTATAAGAAGCGTGCTTTACGTAAAGAGTTAGGTTTTCTGAAGAAAGAACTCGTCCATGAGGACTATCTGGATTCTCTTTTTGAAAGAAAATTTAGATTAGACCTTGTACGGTCTGTCGAAAAGATGGATCGATTGGACTCGTTCTTGAATAGGAGGAGTGATTTTTCTTTTCTCCCTAAGGACTCCATTGAGCAGAGTCTTTTCTCCTATACGAGTGTTTACTCTACTCTCGTGGTTTATGATCGGCCGCATTTTGATCCACAAGAAGACATTAAACTCGTTTATGACTCTCAGGAAGTTTTTGAGATTGATCAGTTTTCAAATGTGAAAACTGAGGAAGAATTATTGAATGAGTGGTTTTCGCAACACCCTTTGGTTCCTGAAGTGCTCCAAGTTAGTTTAGATTCGGGGGATGGGGTCGCTGATCCTAGATTAGCTGGTCCTTTTAAAAGGAACAAACGTATTACCAAAACTCAAGGAGAAAAAGTAGGTTCTCTTCGGCCTTATGTTGAGAAAGCTCGTTGCTTTCGTAGAAAAGACTGGCTTTCGTCACCGCTGCGCTTTACGAACATTTCTTCGCGTGCCCCGTTTTCTGAATATGATAGAACTCAGTATTTATTCGATTGTTGGGCCGTCGGTTTGAATTCTGTGATCAACGTCGAATCATCTCAAAGAGCTGGCGCTGAACCTTCTGTTAAAAACCCCTTCAGGCAACATGCTCAGGTTGAGTTTGTTGGTTATGTTGTTGACCTTGATGGTCAAGAGTTGGCAAATAAATATAAGATGAAACTCTTGGCTAATCGTAAGAAGTTCCAACTTGGCGCTATTTGGCAAACTTTGGGTGATGGTCTGTGTGTCCTTCATTCGGTTATGAGTTGTAATCCGAAATGGAGGTATCTGATGATGCTCAATTGGTTCTATAATACCGAGAAAATATCCGTTTTCTATGAACACTTTCTTAAACCGGAAGTTCGGAAGATGCTTGAATCTGAAGATTTCAAGAGAACCATGCTCCCTTGCGATGTCGATGTACTTAGAAGATGGAGCTCGAATATCGGTCCCGTGCCGGCTTCTTTAGATGTTCAAGCTACCGTTTTTTCGGTTGCTACTTTTTATAACTTCCCCAAAATTCCTGAGATTTTAGATCGTGATAATCTTGACAACGTAACGCGCTTTGTGAACGAAGCCATGTCCTCCAAAACGGCCTCTGATTGGGACAGATTTATTTATTTTACTCCTAATCATGCCTCTTACGCTACTAGAACTATGGCTATAGCTCATTTTAACAATGATCGAGATTATACTGATGCTTATCATAATCTTTGGGGTGATGCTGTATCACCATCTGAAGAGAAAAGATTAGAAGCTCTCTTGTCTGCCTTGACTTTTAAATCTGAGATTGAGAAGAAATGTGAAGCTACTAAAATACGGAATACAGCTCTCAAGGCTGATGTTAAAGTCTTGAAAATAGAGCAATTAAATACTAAGAGAGCCATAGAAGAAGTTGAGGGCACCAATTCCTCGTTGAGAAAAGATCTTTCTAAGATTATTTCAGGTCCTAAAGATGATCTTCAATCTGATAAGAATGTCAAATATGTATCTAGGAGTAGTATATATTTAGATTCCAAATCTAGAGAGATTGCTGGTCATTTTTCGACTAACCTTAAAACGAGCCCTGAATTTGCTAACATTCTTAAACCGTTGGATGTTAGGCTTTTTGAATCTCCACATGACTACCCTCATGCTGGCCTTCGTATCATCGCCGATAAAGCCAATTTTGATATGATTAAGACCGGTTTAAATTCGGGCTCTTTTGTTTTAGAGCATGCGGCTAAATATCATAAAACTACTAAGTGGCTGCACTCATCTATTCAAGGCCTTGCTAAACAATATTTCTTCACGAGGCCTATGATTTTGCCAGGAGTTGATGATGATTATGTTCATTCGCATCCTTTTGATCTTTACTCTTGTGATTTTTATGCCCCGTATAACCCCTATCAGAAATTGGGTGAGCTTCTTACTGCACCTAACGGTGGTGATTTCTTCCATGTTCTTGCAGATGTTATGTATTATCAGTCTGCTTGGGAAGATTTGTTGAAAGCTCCTTTGGGCTCTCACGGTGCGTTTTCCGTCGGTAATTATCCTAAAACAGAAGGTAGGTATTCTTATTTTGATGATGAGGGGTTTTTCGAAATTAGGAATAATAGAGTTTGGAATAATCCTACGTACAACGGGAAAGGATATACTCACCCTTTTCAATCAGTTCCGACCGCCAGTTTCTCTTATAAAGTACCTTCCGGCGATTTATATCTAAATTGTACTCCTCAAATAGTTGTGAAAACAGGTAATCATTCTAGCCATTCTTGGTACTTGTTTTCCATAGATCCGGAGCCCTTCTATGATATCCACAATCTTTTCGAATCTACAGAAAATATTACTATAGAGACGATCCCTAAACAGAGTAGGGTTCAAATGAAAGTCATTAATGGTGTTATTAGTTATGATAATGAAGAGACTTTCAATCTTACTTCTCAAGTTATTTTTGTTGACTGGAGGGTTTACGATTTCTTATCTGAGAAGTACACTTATAAAAGCGCTAATAAAGACTCTACTGAAGAGCAATTTAAATTCCTTTTTAAATCTTATCAAACTTTATATAAGAATAGTAGAGTACATGGTGTTCTTCGGTATGACACTTTTCTATCAACGGCCCTTTACCTCCATCAAGAGCGTACCTTGGAGACTAAATTTTTTCATTCCTCCTTGGATGCTCCGATCCATTCAAACATCAATAATAAGAATGTTATTTTAAGGAGGCCCTGGTGGTACCAAAGGTTCTTTATATGGGCTTCTAGATTGATTACTGACCCCGGCACTTCGGAAGTTGTCGACTCGTTTGTGAATAAACAACAAGGCACTGTTTTTACAACTTATGAAGGTCGTCGAGCCGGAGGTTATCAAGATAATGACTTGGAAGGCTTGCCTGAGAGGCACTATGACCAAGCTGTTTCCAAAAGGTTTTATCATCCTGTTGGGAACTCGTCTATCAATGTAACCGACTGGGGACGGGAGGCTTCGTGCACTTGTAAAACCTCCTCATACACCAAAGTAATCAATGTGGATACGGGTCTGCATTTTGGCTCTTGTGAAAAGAATTTGGATGCTTGTATTTTTGCGCGAGGTTTTAATACTATTCTTAACCCACATAAAAATTTCCTTTTCCTTTTCAACCATTATGTCGCTGACATTTGGTGGCCTCGGCATGAAAAGTGTGTTTTTGAGTCTATTGATAATTTGACCTCTGAAGATTTGAGTTTTGAAAATTTTCTTAGAGAGACTATTCCTTCTAAGAGAAAACTTTACAAGCATGGATTTGAGGATTTTTTGAAAAATTGTCGGATAGATTCAAAGTTTGAGTTGTTTGTTAAACCCAATGAGATTCATTATGACTCAATTGTTGAAGTTAGACCCAGAATGATTTTTAATCCTAGCCCAAGCATGAAAGCTGTTGGTGCTTATCTTGCTAGAATTATGATAAAATTGATGAAGAAGATAGAGCCTGGTTTTATTTCAGGTTATTCTATGTCGGAGTTAGCTGATAAAATGACTGATTCTAGAGCTATCGGTAAGTTTATCGGAGATACAGTTTATTCTTACGACGGTGCATCGCATGATGCTCATCAAGATTATCGGTTGATAGAAAGCGTTGATCACTTCCTCATTAAACTAATTCTCCCAAGGATCTTGTCGAAAGTCGGTTGCGCCGTGCCTGATTTTTTACTTTCTGAAGTTTTGAAAGCCTTGCTCCCCGAATCATATAAATTTTTTACTAGGTTGGGTATGAAAGGAGAGATTAAAGGAACTGTTTTTTCAGGCCATCCTACTTTGACAACTCTGTTTAATACCACTAGAACTTTATTATATAATAGATTTGCTATGTGGTTCATTAACCCGGCTCTTGAAGAATGCTCTGAATTTTGGGCTGCAGGTGACGATCTTTTGTCCTGGACGCCCCGACCTTTTGATAGCCAAAATTTTCGAAGGATTTTGGGCGGGGAATCGGGCTTTAAAGGTTTAGGACAGAATGCGAAAGATTTTAAGACTGGGTTTTTAGAAGAGCACACCTTTTTATCTAAAATATTTGTCGTTATGAACGACAAAATAGGTGTGATTCCAGTTGGGAATCGTATTTATAAAGCTGGCTGTGTTATTTCTCGTGACTCCCCTTTGACAATAGAAGAACACAGATTGCTCCAGTGGATATGTAATGCTGATCTCCCTAAATCTTTGGCTATATTCAGAGAACGCTTCACTTATGGAGATGTTTCTAAGAATGTTAGCTCCAAGATGAGGCAACTTCTAGATTATGATTGGGCTTATAAATTGAGAGCTAAGAATAGGTCCTTCCCAGAAGATATAGACGAACAAGCTTATATGGTTACGGATGCACTTTATATTTTAAAAGCTTGGCAAGATTTACCTTCTACTGAAGAAAGTAAATTGATTTTTCGTCCGCGTGCAGGTGGATTGCAAAGCTGCACTTTTTCAAAAAATTTTTTGATGCCTAGAAATAGTAAAACTAGTAGAAATGTGGGTAATAGAAAGCGAAACCCTAATACCAAAAATTCGCTTAAACCTTTAGTAAAAGCTGTCGCTAAATTAGATAAAGATGTTAAGAGAGAGATTAAAGAAGAAAAGAATGATCATCTCGCTCTGACTCGTTATGGACTTAGCAAGGCTAATAAAAGGATGATGGATTCATCTTCAAGAAGTAGTTGGCTGGACCAACATCATCATGCAGAGTACCTTTATGCTCTTGGACTTTTATGCCCTTGGGATAGAATTAACATGAGAGTCCCTCAACCGCTGCCTGTTCCTACAGCTACTTGTTGCCTTAAAGGGGTTTTGAGTGTAACTGCTAGTGCTAGCGGTTATTTTGTTGCGTTTCTCAACCCCTGGGCTGGAAGCGGAAATTCTGTTTTGTATTATAACAATAATGTTTTGTTTACAAGCGATGCTTACCAATTTCAAGCTACTATAGTTAGTACAATTGCAGGATTGAATACTTCTACGAATATGTGCAACTATAGGATAGTTTCTGCTGGCCTTAAAGCTCGTGATTTATCCCCTGCTTTAAATATGACAGGCGTTATGTCCTATGGGTGTGTACCCTATCAACAGATAGTTACTGCGGCTTGTAATGCGGATACTATCCGAGATTCCTTACTTGTTACTACTGTTCCAAGTGTAGATGCTAATGGATATCTTGGCGGTGTTTATTTACCTACAGGTCCAGATGCTTTTATTTTGCAGACTTATAGCACTACATTATTTACACATGTCGCTCCCGTTGTTTATTTGTCGGGTTGTGTTCCGGGTGCTGTTATCTCTTTGGAGTATTGTGTAAATTATGAATTTATACCAGGTGTTTCCCAAACTGATTTATTAGCAGTTGAAAGCCCTTTACAAGGCACCTCTGATGGCGCTTTATTGAAAGTGGGAGCACTTATAAGCATGGATCCTGGAGCTCAAGAGAGTGTCAGAGCTACTGTTAAGGGTTCTAACGAAAGAACCTTTGGCTCGAGAATGAATGACCTGCTTTCGAAGGTGGGTCGGAGAATTGGTAGCGCTGCAGCTCCTGTTATCCTTGACGGCCTTGGTAGTCTTGCCTTAGGCCTTATTGCTGGTTCTAACTAATTTTCTTAGCCGCTTAACGTTTTATGAATGTTAAGCACACCGTGAGCCTGGTGTATATATAATGAAGCTCAAGCTTTAGATTCTTGGTTCTACGATTGGACGCGTAACGTCTTGCTGGGTGTGTAGACTCGTTACTTTTGCATGTAACCCGACGCCCCCGGTAGCAATTTCTGGAGCATCGCCATAATTCCAGATCTCAATTTTTGGCTAGAATTACGGCTCTTTGCCGTTGTTTGAAAACCAAGTATTATGTTAATTACATACCTTAAAGAAATCACTTCCTTTATTGTAATTGTGTGACATTGTTAGTTGCTGCAACAATGGATTTATTAGTTAAGCAATAAAATAGTAATATTCGAAGTTTTCTTCGAGTATTAGCGGGGGTATATCCGCGACGCTCTAGGTGGCGTTCTAAACTGGTGTTGGCTG